TATATTTTAAGTATACAGACGCTTCATTGCCTTTATTAATAGGAACATTGTATGGGTTATCTGGTGTTTCTTTATCATAAATCATAATATTTGTGTTATATTTTTTTAATTTTTCTACAAAATCAGTGTTTCTATTATATCTACTTACCACAATATTAATCATGTATGTTTGTAAATAAGATTAATATTTATATTATTTTAAACATATAAACGAAACATATAAACGAGTTATAATTTACACCTTTGCACATTTAAAACACCCATTTTAGAGGACAAAAAAATATGCAAAGGATAATTGCGAATTTCACGCCTTAACATACTTATCTTCCCGAAGGAGAATCGCAGTTAATTATGATTGATTGGACTTCTTCCTTTGAAGAAGGTAAGAAACATTCAGGACGCTTTTTTCCCGCCTTTTGTAATTTCGAGTGTGTTGTAAATTTTTCCAATACTTTTTCAAAAAGAAAAATAACGTTATCTCCTATTATTTTTCTTTTTTCGTTTTTCTTTTTTTCTTTTTTCGTCGTTCTTGTTTTTGATATCAAAATTCATTTTAAGCATGTTTTTACATATTTTGTTCTAAGAAAACTCGACAACCCGTATCATTAGTAATACAAATATATAAATATCTTGACAAGATATATGCTGTGTATAAAATTAATTGCTGTATGCTAACCCGCCCATGCCCGACATGATTCTTAACACGTTGTAGTTGGTAGCGTAGACACGGACCTTGGCTGTCTTGGTTCCCTCGACGGTGGCGTTGGAAAGAACAAGCTGCAATGTCGCGTTATCAATGCGAGAGAAGTTGCAAGTTCCTGAGGGCTGGTGTTCCTCGGGTCTCAATGCAAAAGAGTACACGTTAATACCCTCATCAGGGTTGCGTGTGTGGCACTGGTAAGGCTGGACCCACGAGAAGTAAGATCCTTCGCGCTCAGAGAAGCGGTCCTGTCCATTGAGCTGGAGCTTGGCAACAACAACGGGGTTCTGTCCCCAGCAGTGCATATCCAAGGAGGTCTCAGACAACACGAATGTTCCTGCATCAGAAACAGATGATCCCTGGTTGTAGGTTCCGTTGCTGGGTGTCAAGCTGGCAGCGTTGGTCAAACCAAGAGCAGCAGCAAGGGCACTGTTGGCTTCGTCCGTTGGGTTCAAGCCATCGCCTTGGACCTTTCCTCCGAAGTGGGGCTCCGTGTAGGAGTTGTTGTAAACTCCTCCGTGCCAGTATCCGGTGAATCCGTTGGGAACATACTCATCAATGGCACCCGCATCCTGGAAAAGACCGCGAGCATCAATGAAGGCGTTCTGTCCAGCAAGCTCTCCGGGTCCTCCGAAGGAGTGGATGGCGTTGGGAAGAGCATCGATGGCGTCGGTGTAGTTGAAGGGCTGGGCTCCAAGAACCTGGAAAAGTGTTCCACCGCAAAGGAGGGACGAGCAGTAATCCACGTTCTGATCGGGCTGGACAACCCAGATCAACTCCTTGACAGGGTGGTTGAAGTTGAGCTTGATCTTGTTGCTGGATGATCCAACAGACTCATCACCAGTGAACTGGAGCTGAGTAATCAAGTACTCGTGAGGGTTCTGGGCGAAGCGTCTTCGCTCGTCCGTGTCCAAGAAAACGTAGTCAACGTACAACGAAGCAGCAACAAGAGACTGGTTGTAGGCGATAGTGGCGCTGACGGGTGTAGAAACAGAGTATTGGTTCTTGTTCAAGTTTCCGTAGGCAGGGTTGGGTGGAATGGCTGTTGTGTTGCAGCTCAATGTTGTGACAGCCCACAAGCACTCATCAATAGGGCGAATATCAAGGTTAATCTTGACCTCGTGGTATTGAAGAGCAATCAAAGGCAAGGCAAGACCAGGGTTTGTGCAGAACCAGAATTGGAAAGGCACATACAATGTGGTCTCAGGAAGAGCATTGCGGGGGGCACACACTTGACGGGGGGCAATGGAGTCACAAGGTCCATCGACATCGGCGAAAGAGGGATCGGTGATAAAAGTGAGTTGTGTGGTGTTTCCGATCATCTTGAAATATCCGCGTTGTTGCTCGCTTGTCATGGTCAACTGGTTCCAGATGTGCATCCAGTCACCATATTGGCGATCAATGCGCTGACCTCCAATCTCGACCTCAACCTGAGCGATCAACTGCTCTCCGGGGTAGTCCAACCAACGAGCGTAAACAGCGTTGTTTCCTGTGGCAATGTTGGTGGAGTTGCCCATGAGCTGGTTGATCTCGGGAACAGTGACCTGAAGGTACGTGCGGTAAGCAAGATCACCGTTTCGGCTGATAATGCATGTCACACGACGTCCGAAGTCGGCTTGTCCGTTGAATGTTTGCTCGATGGATTCAATGGCAAAGTTGGTGTATCGGCGGTATGTTACTTTCCAGAAAGTGATTTGAGGGTTACCTGTAAGGTAGACATCCTGAGCGCCATAAGCGACGAGTTGCATAAGACCTCCTCCCATAGTTATAATATTGCTAAAGAAAATAATTTTTCTGATTTTAATTTAATTAGTTTAAAATATAAATATAACACATGTATATATATTTGTCATATAACATATACATGATTACTGCAAACGTGAGTTAGACGAGCAATTTATTGATATTAAAGTGTTCTTTCATAAAGGTGAGTAAATAGGCATCTGAAATAATTTCTTTTTTTCCTTCGTGATTTTTTGTAAAATAATAAGACCCCTCTTTTTTCTTAATACACCATCCGTCGTGAATAGCATTAAATAAGAGAACCATCTTTTGGAACTTTACGCTATCAATCTTTACGTTACTATGCTGACCCCCAATAGATTCTATATATATATTGACTTCTGAAGGATTCATTCTATACCTCCTATAGAAAAGGTTTACTGTATTTTAACCATTTTACTTTTCATGTAAAAATTCGTCTGAATGCCTAATAATATATTATCAATAATAGATTCTAAAAATATCTAATATCTAATATTGTTCCTTAAACTGTTATCTAACAAAAAGAATTAAAGAATAAATTGTTTACTATTTATATTAATGAATAAAACCATCTATATGACCTATAAAAAACATGTACCAGAATTCGTGTTTGCTCGATGGAAAGCCTTAAACAAAGAGTATGATATTGATTTTAGCTTGGATCATCATTGCATCGATTTTCTAAAAACATATTTTAATGAGCATATTGTCAATTTATTTATAACACTTCCTCTGGGCATGTACAAGGCGGACTTGTGGAGACTCTGTAAATTATACATTTACGGGGGCATATATGCCGATGTTGACTTGGTGCCCTATATTGATATTGATTCATTGGATAAAGACATTTCCTTTTATTCTTGTTTGTCGATTAATAACATTTCAATTTTTCAGGCTTTTATGGTTACATTTTCACCACCCAGAAATCCATTAATACTACATTTTTTGATATCGTTTCTAATAAATGATCCTTGTCAAAGTTTTAACGGTCCCACATTTAATATGTACCAATGCATTCAACATAATCTATCAGGCGCAAGCATTGAAGCGGGAGTTGTCTATGATATAAATACGGTAAGGATCCCAGTATGCATAGGATCAAGCGATAAAAATGTAAAGTACATTGACTTGTATTATTTTCCAGAAAATATAGATTATACTATTGAGATAAAAAGCCATCCTTACAATGATGAATTTTATATTGACATCAAAAATAATATCATTACTGTAAAAAGAGTAGACAATCCTGGTGGTTGGGGATATACTCATTGGATCGATATTTGCATATCATCAAATCAAAAAATGTGTTTTTTTAAAGAAGAAGTTGGCGACTATTTTCGTGAAGACTGGACAAACACATGCTTTGTAATGCATAAGGATAAAAAAATACTGGATTCCCGAGATATAACCTATAAAGAATGGTAAAGATAATTTTATTATATAATAATTATATTACATAATAATCAATTAAATAAAGAATCTAAATCTATAGTAGATAGATTATGACCTCCATGTTATCATTCAAGCCTAAAACAACAAAAAAAATAAAAATAAGCAAAAAAGAGTCTACAACATTGGATGGAAAACATAAAGAGTTTGTAAACGAGTTTACTAAAGACGAATTTGACCGGATTCCAAAGTTAAAAAGAGAAAAGAAAGAAATACAACAAAGAATTGATGATCATTCATCCGGAAAAGTATTATTAACAGTTGATGAACTCATTGAATATCAAGATAAAATACAAGAAATAAATGATCAAGTGAAACACTTGCGTCAAAAGAAGAAGGAGTATTTTTTAGACAACTCTAAATATATTTTTGATTATTTTGAGAATAAAAAGGACATTTCGAATGGAAATCATGAAACATCCAAAAATAAGTTATTAGATTCCTTTTTTAAGATCAATGTAGATAAAACTACCATGATTGAACGTAAGAATAATAATATATTTCAAAAATATCTCAGTAATATTGATGAAACATTTTTAGATGTCAATGCGTTTTTGCACCCAACCGATATATGCCAGTCTTGTTTCAAAGGGGAATTAATTCCTGTGGATGACGAAGGTGTTCTTATATGCAACGTGTGTTCAAAAAATATACAGTATTTGATTGAAAATGAGAAACCGTCTTACAAAGAACCGCCAAAAGAAGTGTGTTTTTACGCTTATAAGAAAATTAATCATTTTAAAGAAATTTTAGCTCAGTTTCAGGGCAAAGAAACCACACAAATACCGCCCGAAGTGGTTGAGAATTTAAAACAACAGATTAAAAAGGAAAGGATCGAATATTCAAAACTTTCTTACTATAAAACAAAAGAAATATTGAAAAAATTAGGATACAATAAATATTACGAACATATTAATTTTATCAAGAATAAACTGGGAATGAAGCCGCCAATTATATCGCAAGAATTGGAAGAATCATTGTGTAATTTTTTTATGGAGATTCAATATCCTTATGCTAAACATTGTCCTGATTATCGAGTTAATTTTTTACACTATTACTATGTGTTATATAAGTTGTTTGAATTATTGGAAGAAGATCACTATTTACCAGAAATACCGATGCTAAAAGATCGCGAAAAGTTGATAGAGCAAGACACCATTTGGAAAAAAATATGCGAGGAGTTGGATTGGGAGTTTATCGCAACAATATGAAGAAAAAAGAAAATATAGAATTTTTGAATAAGAATTAAAATTATATATTTGGACGAAATATCAGATAGGTAACAATAAAAGAAGCAAAAGTATTTGGAATAATATGGTTATAATTTTCTATTGTTTGATTGCAATTAGTGGAAAATAGGTGATCTAATATATCAGGACCATAATTGCATACTTTGTTTTCGTGATGCTCTACGTGAGAATTTGCTGTATGAAAAAGTGAATAGTTTACAATATGAATTGATGTATAAATAAATCCGTAATAAAATATGATAATCGTTGGAACATAATCAATGGACAAACCCCATTGAATATAGTAAAATAGCACAAAAAATAAGGCGTTGGTTGCACATTCAATGAACAAATTGGCATATTTTTTTAACAGCGTTTGTGTTTCATCGTGATCATGATGAAAGCTCATATGAATGTTTATTTGTTTCGGAAAAAGATGGAATAATCTGTGTATGAAATAGGAGTAAACATATAATATGAAGATTGACAAAGCTGTTCTAAGCGGCGATGTAGTTTTGTAAGTGAGTAAAATACCCATACCAAATGCAATAAAATTTGGAATAAACTGGTTATGTAATATTTCAGGTAAGATATCTTTTTTGAGCAAATGTGTCATTCTTATAGTTATATTATATTTATTAAATTAACAATTTATATTTTTTATAGTAAAGGTAGCACATAAGAAAAAGTAGTTTATTCAGAAGAAGCATCAAGCCAAGATTAATTAAGAATTCTTCGCTCTCACTATCGTTTAATCCACCGGTTAAAGACTTTGAGACCAAACGGGCTACTGGAGCAAATGTGTTGTTATATTCAACAAGCGTAAGAATACATCTGCCAAAGTAAATATGCATTATTTTTACAATAATCATAATAACTAATAACAATGACAATACATGTATATTATTGGATAGCAGAGTAATCATATAGATTATATATGTGAATACGAAATGAATAAAAGAGAAAAATAAATGAATAGAGAGATGCATATATATAGCTTATTTTTTTTATGTTAAATAGTAATATTAATTATAGTCCGCCTGGAAATCCAACTAAATTAGCGCCAATGCCAAACCCGGCTCCAGAACGCGTTGTTACACCGATGCTTGGAACGTATGTGTCCAAAATGCTAAATGTTGCTGCTGCTGTCAATGCAAGTAAACAGATTTCTTCGACATTCAAAGAACGTTTGGGAATCGCGTAGGCGGCAATGGCAACCATCAAACCTTCTACCAGATATTTAATCACTCGTTTCACAAGCTCCATAATGTCAAACATCTCTATATAAAGCCGTTAGAAAAAAATATTATATATTGTTGAATAAAAAACTTAAAATAACCCTCCTTAATAATAAAATGGTTGCACAATCAAAAGAAAAAAGAGCAGATCCTGAATCTCCGTCTCCGTCTCCGTCTTCGTCTTCATCTGGTTTTGAAAAAAAGACAACAAGTGATGGTAAAGTAAACCCTAAATATGTGGATGTATTGGAGGAAGACAAGCAAATTGCCGGACAAAAGTTTGTTTGTATTTCTTTTATTTCTCCTGAAAAGATTATTAAGCAGAAGGAACTATTTTTTTTCGAAGAGTTCCTAAAGAACTGGGAATTTTCAAAGAGTATGGAGAAGTTTATGCAATTTCTAAATTTTGTCAGCTACAAATACAAGTTGTCTTTTGAAGAGATTACAAAGGATTATAAGGAGTTTGTGAAGGAGGAAGCTGAACTGCTTGCTCAAGGCACTATGGAAGATGATTATAAAACATTTTTGGATCAAAAAGAGGAAGAGTTGGAAAATGCATTTAATACGAAATATAATTTCCAAACATCGACAAGGGGGATCAAGATTCGCGGTGTATACCCGACCATAGAAGAAGCTGAATTACGTTGCAAAATGTTGAGAGAAATCGATCCAAATCATGATGTATTTGTGGGACCTGTCGGTTTGTGGATGCCTTGGGACCCTGAAGCTTACAAGACTGGAAGAGTAGAGTACATGGAAGACGAGTTGAACCAATTGATGCACGAGAAGAATAAGAACGAGACATTTGCAAAAAGTGCATTTGAGCAACGAGTCAAGGAGAGCAAACAAAAGGCGATTGAGGAAAATATCAAAAATGCTGAGAAAACAGGAGCCACCTTGACTCAGAATATTGATGAGAATGGTAACTTAGTTGGTATCCATAATATGAATACTCAAGAAAAAGAGTTGCATGGTCAAGAAACCATTTCTGCGGCAGACATTCGAGCGGAATTGTTTGAAGGAGAAAATATTGTTGTTGGTAAAACGGACAATGGACAAAGTGAACTCATCAGTGGACCTTTTGCAATCAAGAAGAAAGAAGAGTAGAAAATAGAGAATAGAGAATAGAGAATAGAGAAGAATTAGATAAAATTAGCCAAGAATAAAAATATAAATATGTCTATATATTTATATTTATGGTAAAAAGAAAAAAGCGTGTAACTATTAAACAGAGACGAGGAAAACGAAGATATACCAGACGCAATAAGAGAGGAGGTCAGCCAACTGCAGAGTCTATTGATAACATTAAACAACAAATTGACTTTGTTCAACAACATAGTGAAGAATTTAAAGAAATTGGGGTAAATCCTGACAACTTTGTGGATATGATGCAAACTGTCTTGCAATACATAGAGGAACAACACGAGTTTCCGCCTTTTATCAAAAAAGAATCTGACTTGGGAAGTGTTGAAGTACTATCGACTCAATTAAATATGATTAAAGATAAGATAGAAGAAGATAAAAGTAAAGCATACGAAGGTGGAGCAAATGAAGACGAGGATCCAGATGAAGATAAAGACGAAGAAGATAAAAGTAGAGCATACGAAGGTGGAGCAAATGAAGACGAGGGTGAAGATAAAGAAGAGGTTGAAGATAAAGAAGAGGATGAAGAATAAAGATGATCTACCATTTCGTTTTCTTGACACTAATTTTTTGCCCTTGTCCGCGCTTTTTCGTATTATTTGGATCATATTTCTCATCTTCTTCGTCAGATTGAATGTCTTTACTAAGTTCCCAAAACTCTTTGCTACCTAATTTAAAGTCATTATGCGAATCAGCCTTGTACCAAAAGACCTGTTCATGTAAACGATTTGATTTTGCATTATTATTAATGACCAAACACTCATAATTCTCAGTACACTGATCCATGACCTGACAGAAAGACTCGAAGGTAGGAAACATGCCTGCATAATTTTCATAGATGCGTTTGCGATTTGCAATATAAGGCTCTCTCAAGATAAACACATAATCGATATTTGTTCGAAGAGTAGGTGGAATACCCAAAGGATACTGCATGGTAATAATCAACATGATTTTCCAATGCCGACCATTCATAAAGAGCAAACGCATCATTTTATCACGAGTCCAAGCACCGTCATAAAGGCAATCATCTAATATAACAAATGCTCGCGGATCAATTGTACTTCGCTTAAAGGATTCCATTTCCTTTTTAATTTGCTTAAGAACTGACTTCTGTCGTTTTAAAATATTCTCAATAATCGCTGTATTGTATTCATTGTGGATAAACAACTTTGGGACCATTTTACCGTAAAATCCATTGCCTTCTTCTGTCCCGGCAACAACAACGCCAATAGGAATATCTTGATGGTAGTAAAGAAGATCACGAACAAGAAACGATTTTCCAGTGTCACGCCTTCCGATAAGAACAACGACTGGTCCTTTTGATTCATTTGGTTTGAAACTAATTGTTTTCATATCAAATTTTTTTAGCTCAAGAGTCATATTATTCTTTGTTTAGAAAAAGGTTTCAATACAATATACGCAACGCAGCTATTTTACTAAACATACTGTAATTGTCCTTTATAAAAATAAGTTTAAAATCAACATTATTAATATTCTAATTAGCTAATGGAAAAAGAAACGCTCAACATTACGTATGTTAAGAGAAAAAATACTGAATTATTCAAACAATTTCAGAAGGAACAACCAGCCGGGTTTACAGATCTTCAAAATTATATTCCAATCTATAACAGTTTTTTAGCATTAAATAGTACAAACTATAACTCCGTTAATCTAAACCATAACATGTTTCTCAGTTCTATCAAACAACCGATTCATGAAGATAAACATGTATATCAAGGCATCGTACAACAGTATGATACGGGGAAGCAAAAAAAGGTTCAAGTGTTTTTAAAGCTGGCTCCTTTGTTAGATCCCTTCAAATATTTGATTGGGAAATATAATGCGAATGACCCATCCTTATTTACATTACCTAAAATATCTTCTTCTGGCGACGTAGGATCCGTTCATCCAAAATTATTAGATCATAATAATTGTGCTTATGTAGATGGTTATTTTTCTTTCTTGTCAAGTCGTCTCATCCATGAACACAACTTTGTCCATGGTGTAGATTACTATGGTTCATTTCTTTGCATGAAAAAACAATTTAAATTGAATATAGTAGACGACCTGGAGTATCTGTGTAAATCCGAGTATTTTTTGAAACATAAAAATAACTTATTTACGGTGGAAGATTATAGTTACTTGTATCAGCCTGAGGTTGAAAAAAAACTGGATCCCATTAACATATCAAACCAATCTCCATCTGCATTGTCCGTTCATTCTATTGAGTCTGACTTATTCGATGGTGTATTTGAAAATGATAATCACTTAACTTTGGATGATGTGAAAGAACAATCGCTTGATGTTGTACAGATAACGTCCTCTGATATAACAAATACAACAACGATTAAAACGAGCTCTACTTGTTCTTCGAGAACATCTCATACGGCGTCTGACTCTTTTCATGGCGAAGAAATAGATCAAGGCAACGAAGAAAAAGGAGGCAACGGAAAGAATGACACTGGTAAGAATGACACCAGTAAGAATGACAACAATGATAAAGAAAGCGATACAGAAGATGATGATATAAGTGACTGCTTTAGCAGTGAAGAGTATGAGGAAGAAAAAATACACGCAGTTATCCCTCTTCTCCCAGTACAAATGATTTGCATGGAACATTGTGAAACCACTTTTGACGAGTTGATTCTGAATGAGGAGTTAAGTCAGGATGAATGGATGTCTGCACTTATGCAAATTATCATGATCTTGATTACTTATCAAAAGGCTTTTGCCTTTACACACAATGACTTGCACACAAACAACGTCATGTTCAATAAGACCAATGCAAAGTACATCTATTATTGCTACAAGAAAACATATTACAAAGTACCTACTTTTGGAAGAATGTTCAAAATTATCGATTTTGGAAGAGCCATCTATAAATGTAATGGTCAACTGTATTGCAGTGATAGTTTTCAAACAGGTGCTGACGCAGCAACGCAATATAATACAGAACCCTATTTTAATGATAAAAAACCTCGTCTGGATCCCAACTTTAGCTTTGATTTATGTAGATTAGCATGCTCTATCTTTGATTATGTGATTGATGATTTGGATGAAATCGGGGACTTGGAGTCGTGTGAACCAATTGTCAGGCTTATATTTGAATGGTGTTTAGATGACAATGGACTCAATATCCTTTATAAGAACAATGGTGTAGAGAGATACCCGGATTTTAAATTGTACAAAATGATCGCGCGATGTGTTCATCATCATATACCCCAAGCTCAGTTATCTCGACCGGAGTTTAAGCAATACGTTGTGTCAAAACAATCTTGTTCGCAAGAATCCACCATTCATATTGACGATATTCCTTCTTTTGTATAAGAATATAATAGAATTAGAATATAATAGAATATAATAGAATAATAAGGTGTGTTTCACAGTTCTTTTTCTTTTTATCTAATATAGTGTGTAATAAATAAATAACAATGAGTTATGGATTTATTTTAACCAGACATGTTGTCAATACAGTAACAAACCTGTATTGGAACCATTGCATTCAATGCATACGACGTTGGTACCCAACAACAAAGATTGTTGTCATTGATGATCACTCAAAGGAAGAATTTGTTAAAGCAGAACAAGAGTATACCAATGTCGAGCATGTTGCCTCTGAATTTGTAGGAAGAGGCGAGCTATTACCGTATTATTATTTCTATAAGGATCATTATTTTGAAAATGCAATAATACTGCACGATAGTGTATTCATACAAAAACGAATTAATATTGATTACCTTATTCAGAAACAGATAAAAGTCATGCCACTGTGGCATTTTTCTCATGAAAAAAAGGAAAATAGTTCGAACACAATAAGATTAATAGAGAATTTAAACAACTCGTTTCGTGTATTTAAAACATTCACAGAAGAGAGAGAATATGAAGTATTGGGAAAACTTAATGAAAATGTGTGGATGGGGTGTTTTGGCGTTCAATCCTTCATTCATTACTCTTTTTTATCATATTTACAGAGTAAATATCAGTTATTTGATCTACTCACGGTTGTAAAAACAAGATCAGATAGATGTTGTTTGGAAAGAGTCATGGGAATTCTTTTTTTTTTGGAATATTGTAAAGGGGTCCGACAATATTCTTTGTTTGGAGACATCCACCGTTATGGACGATGGGGGTATACTTTTTCAGAGTATATAAGGGACACCGAAACGAAACAACTCAATAATAGATTACCTTTCATAAAAGTATGGAGTGGTCGATAATTGGAAAAATGGAAAAATGAAAAAATGAAAAAAGAAAAAAGGAAAAAAGAAAATAGATTCATGTCTTCAATTGGAAGATATGAATAAAATGCTTTCTAAAACCCTGGGTTATCTGTAAAGACTGCAGGGTTGGATACACTGGAAGCGCCGCTATCATGAAGCATGGGTCTTAGTTGATCAGCGATAAATAAACCAATCAATGTGCTAAAGTAAACAATGAGAGAGTCCTTGATCAATACCTTGAGCGGCTTGTTTTCTTTCTCTACAGTTCGCATTTCAATAAATTTTGCAAAAAAGTATATAAAAGATATGATACCAGCAATGATAAATGTATTCATATATATTGTAAATGACTACATTCTTATTAAATCTTTTACGCAATACATTTATGCTAACACTTCAACATCATGTAAAAGCAAATCAGGTTCTAATCGCATTTCTGGCAGATCAATCGTATGAATGTCTACATGATCCAATGCAACATCCTGGTCGAAAATTTTCAATTTCACAGTGTCTTCCTCTTCCTGTCCTTCATTTTGATCCTCTTCTTCCTTCTTCCTTTGTGCATTCC